AGGAACTGGGCTACCAGATTGTTGGCGTGCTGGAGTGTCATGCTGCCACCTCATTGGCTTGAACTGCGTTGATGTGACGGACCAGGGCGGCGCAGATTGCCGGGAAATCCGACTCGTGATACAGCTTTGCCGACTTGTCGGTCGCGGCCGGCGCGAAGCCGAGACGCGCCAGGCCGTCGGCCGTCAGCGCAACCGGTGCGAGGCGCTCGTTGATCTGGCCGAGGCGTAGCGTCGGCGCGGTGACGGCGGCCGGCACGCGCGCGACATCGGTGATCGTCACTGCGGCGGCGAGCGCGGGCCGTGCTTCGCGGCGGCGCTCGAGAGCGTCCACCAGCACCTGGCTGACCGGCTGCGGCTCCGGCGCGGCCGGCGCGGCGGCCACTTCCAGGAAGTCCGGGTCAAATTCCGCGTCGACGGCGCCCTCGACTGGGCAGCGCAGCACGCCTTCATACACGCGCACCATTTCGTCGAACTGCGCCAGGCGAGCGACCATGTCGTCGATGAAGGCGTCATCACGGAACACGCGCTTCACGTACAAGTCCTTGCCGACGGCAGCCAGGTCCGGCACGTACATGATGAAATCCGTCCACTTCCGGCCCGTGATCCACATGCCGCCCTGCATCTGATGGTCGTACTCGGACGTGTCGCCGGTTGCCCACATGGTCAGGATCTTCGTGCTGTCGATCGGCGCCTTGATCTCGATTAGCCCGTCGTCGTCGACCAGGCCGTCCGAGCTGTACCCGAAGACTCCGTCATCCGTCAGGCAGATTCCGGCCTCGGTGACGAAGGCGCCGGTGCGCCCCTCGTAGATGCGGCGCGCGGCCGCCTCCATCTCGTGACCGCGCTCCAGCACCCAAGCCTTTGGCGGCTCGCCGTGCGGCTTGCCGCTGATGCGCTCGATCGCCAAATCGGCCGCGTAGCGCTCTGCTGCCGCCGTCGGGTCACCAACATTGCGCGTTCCAGACTTCTTCTGGCAGCGGCTGATGGCGTCTGCGAAGCACGAGGCGGTGATTTTTCCGCAACGGGCTGCATGCCAAGCCTCGGTTCCCTGATTGCATTCAGCGAAGATCATGCTGTTTCTCCTGCGGTGCGTTGGTAATCTATGTCTTCGGCGCTCGCGGCCGGCGCTGCGGCGGGCTGCTCGGTCGCCTGAACGTCGATCGTGTTCGCTTCCTCGGCGGCCTGGCGCAGCTTCAGTCGGTGCGCTGTGATCGCTTCCTTAAGCTTCTTGTGGTCTGCCGGCTGGTTGGCGAGCTGGCCGTTATGGGCCTTCCAGTAATTCAGCGCGTCTGCGTCGGTCTTCGTGCGCAGCGCATCAGCGATCATCGGCGCGACGTCGATCCAGTCGTCGGGCCGGTCCTGCGCGAGCCCTTCGCCGTTCTCGCGGTTCAGGTGCGTCATCGCATCGTCCAGGCGCTCCGTTTTCGGCCACAGTTTGTAAGCACGCTTGATGACGGTCTTCTTGATCATCTCGCCCTCATCGGTCAGCCAAGGGCATGTGCTGACCTTCTTCTGGAGGTAGGCTTTCCATGCCTCGGAGCGGTCGCGGATGCTGTGCACGTCCTCGATCGACATCGCCGTGGTCAGGTAGTCGCCGCTGTGCGTCTTGACGACCACATAGGCGCCTACGATGTCGCCGCGGTCCTTCCCGAACGGGTTGAACACGTGCGTCGGTGCTTTGTCGAAGCCGTTCAGCGTGAACCCATCGTTCTCGCGGACGATCTCGGCCTGGCCCCACAGGATCGAGCCCGAGGCCACGGCCAGGTCGAGTAGGCCGATGTAGCTCAGGTCCAGGCAGATTTCCATCTGGCCGTTGACCTTGCGCGGGATCAGGTATGCTTGCTTGCGTGCCGGGTTCAGGCTGATACCGATGGCCGCGATGTTGGTGACGGCGTTGATGACCGACTGGCGGCTCTGCATCGCCACCTTGAGCGTGTAGTCGTTCTTCTGCAACTGCTGGATCGCGAAGCCAGATTCGCGCTCAAAACTCAGACTGCGGTCGACCAGGACACGCGAGAAGTCGTCGCGCGCTTCTTGGATCGCTCCGGTGACAATGGCTAGGGCGTTACTCATCTTGATCTCCAATTCGTGCTGCGCTCGTTAATCGGTCTGTGTCGCGCGAATTCGATCAGGCCGGCAACCCCGTAACCGCGATGACCACGGCGGAGACAATGCCCAGGATCGTCAGGCCAGCCAACTTCACCTTCGCGGCGAACCGTTCTGCTTCTGTGTTGCGAATGACTTCATGCGTACGGCGGTCCATGGCGATATCCTTGGTATGGTTAGTACGCAATCGACACGGCCGGAACCTTGCCGGACGCGATGAGGGTGACAACTAGCTTGGCCGATGCTTCCGAGAGCCCGCCGTCGACGAGCGCAGCCAGTGCGGCGCGGTTGATCGCGGCCTTGTGCTTCTTGTCGCGCTCGCGGCGGGCCTGTTCGGCGGCTTCAGCGGCTTGCTGGGCGGCGACGCGCTCCTGCTCACGGCGCACGGCTTCAGCGGCTTGGCGTTCAGCGGCGGCAGCAGCGTCCTTGGCCTGACGCTCTGCGCGCTCCTTGGCTTCCTGCTCCTGGCGCTGTGCGCGGGCGGCGGCATCGATGCGTTCCTGTTCTGCGCGCTGCTCGGCCTCGACGCGGCGACGTTCGGCGTTCTCGGCGGCGAGTTTCAGTTCCAGTTCGCGGCGTGCGGCAGCTTCACGCTCGGCGGCGGCGCGTGCCTCGGCTTCTTGGGCGGCGCGGGCAGCTTCGGCGCGGGCGCGTTCTTCGGCGGCACGGGCGATAGCGGCTTCGCGCTCGACACGCTCACGCTCAGCGGCTTCGGCGCGCAGACGGGCCAACTCGGCTTCACGGGCCTCGTGCGAGACGCGATCTGCGTGGCGACTGCGCAGGACACGCAGGGCGTTGTCCTTTGCCTCCAGCGCCTTCGGTTTGTATTCCTGCCAGTCGTCACCGATCACGACCGGCTCCAGGCTGGCGATCGCTTCGGCCAGCTCGGCGGCGGTACTGGCCGCAGCGCCGGTATTCGCCAGCTCATGCAAGCGGGTCGCCAGCGCGGCCACGCGGTCCTTCTCGCGCTGCTCGATGGCGTCGATTGCCGACTGGTGCACCGTGATCATTGCCTCGATGCGGGCGTTTATTTCCTTCGCCTCAGCATCGATGGCGCGGCCGATGCGCAGGGATTCTTCTTTGGCCTCCTTGCGAGTCCGTTCCAGGGCGCCCTTCGTCTGACGCAGAGCGAAGACGTGACTGCGCGCTTCCTTGTTGCCCTTCGGCGACTCGTAGTCGAACACGAGCGTCGCATTCTTCTGCTCCAGTTCGACCAGTTGCGCGTAGAACGGCCGGTACTCGGCGACGGCGCTTTCTTCTTTGTTCAGGACTTCCATTATTGTGGGCTCCAAATAAGCACTTCGTTCATCTCATCCAACTGCTGCAAAATCGCCACCGACGAGAAGAAGGCGATGAAGAACAGCAGCGCGTATGCGGCGTAGCGGGTCATGGAAACTGTTCCAGAATCGACGACAGCACAATCGTCATCACCAACCCAGCAAAGCAGATCAGCGGGTTCGCCTCAAAATAGTCCAGCTTCCAGAACAGCAGCGATCCGATGACGTCGCGGCGAGGTGCTGGCTCGGCCTGCTCCTGGCGGCGAGCGATGCGGGCGGTGGTCATGCTGGCACCTCGGACAAAGCCTTGGCATCGTCGTATTGCTTGATGCTCCAAGCGAGCGCGTAGCAGCACCAGACAAACGCGTGCGTGTAATCGGTAAAGTCGCGCTCGAAAAGGTCGTCAAACTGCCAAACCGGCTTACGACTTGAGTACTCGTACGGCTCGTTGTTGAAGCTGAACTCATAAGCCGCCGTGGTAGCGTAGTGCTCGCCATCATGGATACGATCAAGCACCTCCTCTTGCACACGCTCCCACAGTTCGCGCCGCTGCTCCTTATCGAGCGTGCCTTCTTCCTTGCCCCTTCGCATCCATTCAACCCGGTACTCATTGATCACTTGCGCGAACTTCGCCGCATCGAACTCTTTCGCCTTGCCGCCACTGTTCGTCCCGTTGGCATCGACAGCGATCAGCTTCTCACCCCAGTAGCTCAAGTTGATCGCCAGTGCTCGGCCACGTTGAGCCGCGTATTTGCGGTCGGTGCGGAAGAACTCGAACATGTCTCTGGTTCGGCTAAACACGAATGTGCCCATGTCGCCGGTATAGCAGAGACAGCCGGGCCAAGTGATCAGATCGAAGTAGTAGCAACTCGTGTCAGGCCGCTTGAAGCGAATGTGGCGGTTCACGCCGTCGTCACGGATAACGACCATTTGGTGTTCGGCGACGTCCTGCAGGAATCGTGTTTCGGTGCAAGTCACGTTCTTCTCCTCGTCCTGGCCTGCGGTTGTTGTTAGGCGTGGCGTCGGGCTACTATCGCGGCTCCCGATCCTTGGCACACTCGTGCCGGGCATATCGGGGCATGGGTACTAGCCATGCGGCTACGGTCATGC